AACGCCAGCATTGATCAATGCCTGCGCGCACTTCTCGCCCTCGACCAACACGACTTGAGCGGCGTCCTTCATCCCCGGCTGGTTGTACAGCGGCCTGGGATCGGGAGGCGCCATCTTGCGTCGCTTGACGTCCCAAGGGCGGAATTCCTTCTTGCCACCAGGCGGGTCATAGCGGTAGACGATGGCGATCAGATGCCCGGCTGCGTCGAAGTAGTCCCACTTGGCCGTGGCCGGGCCCAGATCGTCGACCGGAGCCTCTTTCTTCTTGGTCTTGCGCGACGTGGCAGCAGGAACCTGTCCAAGCAGGTCGGCAGCGTGTTGCATCACGCGCGGAAAATCCGTATGCGCATCGGCGCCCAGGTGTGCTGCGATCAGATCAAAGATGTCACCACCGTCCCCGGTTGCCCGATCGGTCCACAAACCGGCCTTCTCACCATCGAGCACGACTTCGAGACTGTCGCCGGGGCTGCCCAGCATATCGCCGATGAGGAATTTGCCCCTGCGCTTTTTGCCAGCGGGAAACAGCATGGCCAGAAGGGAGTCCAAACGGGCGACCAGATCGGCACGGATCGACTCACGTGTGGCGCCAGGATTGGATGGCAATTCGGCAGGGGCGTCATTGAAGTCAAGCATGCGACTTGCCTCCTTGCTGCTCCAGCCAATCGATCAACTCCTGGAGCTTGAAGCGCACCAGCTTACCCACGCGGTAATGCGGCACGCGCAGGCGGTTGCGCTCACTGGGGTGGGTCAGCAGGTACGTGGGGATGTTCAGACAATGCGCTGCTTCGCGCGCATCGACCAGACGCTCACCCAGGACGTCTTGCATGGTGGGAATGTTCATGTAGGGCTCCTCCAGCACCGGTCCTGCCATGGGCACATCCGGCACTCGAAATGGGTGGATTCATGGAATGCGCGGGGCAGCAACTCCCCGGCATCGGTGGCGGTGATCACCTTGACGGCGCGATCGGACATGCGCTGCGCCAGCACCGCATCAAAGGGCACGAGTTCGGTGTAGATCTCCATGGTGTCGGCGTTGATCGCCGTGAAGAGCACCGGGTGCTCGTGCAACTCCAGGTAAGCCTGATAGAGCACCACCTGGGCGTGGTAGATCGGCTTGGCAACCGCCAGCTTGTGCTTCTCCAGCTCACGCCAGGATTTGTTGCCCAGACATTTGCACTCCCACAGGGCTGGGTAAGCAAAGCCCTCAGGCCCAGCAACGATGACACCATCGACATGACCTTTGAGTCGTCCGCCAGCCGCCGAGAAGCCGAACTGCTCACCATCAGCCTTGCGGGTGCGCAGATCAAACCCGGCCTCGCGCAGCCAGATGACCATGCAGTCCTCCATCACGTGCCCGCGCTCGAAGATACGAAGAATGCGGCCCGAGGTGTCACGTCCAGGATCGACCGGGGCCTTGGCGAATTCGTACTGGAGCGCGCGTTCACACGAAGACCCCAGCCGGGATGCACCCAGGTATGCCCGGGGCGTTTGTTTGGCGCGCTGTCGCTGCATGCCAGCGTCGAGTAACGCCTCCAACTGGCCAGAGACACTCGCCGAGGAGTTGAAGTCGATCATGACTTTCTCCCCTTCGCCGGTTGCGGGTGTGACGTTTTTGCCTTCGGCTCTTCCCACGGCAAGTCGTCCTCGAGATCCGCGAACGGGTTGGCCAACGGATCTGGCGTCGGTGGCATGCCACTCACCGGCGGAAACTTGGTGGCTTCATGGTGCGCCGCCATGGCGTCCGTGTAGCAGGTGACGATTGCATCAACCACACGCAAGGCTTCGGCCTCTGCGTAATCACCCAGCGGCTTGGCAAAGCCAATCTCACCAGCCGCTTCGCCAAAAGCCTTGAGGCATTGGCGCATCGCAGCGCGTTCGACTTCAGAAGCATCGATCATCTCGACCTCCTGGTTGAACTTGTGCGCATTGACCCAGTTGCCGTACATGGAGTGGAATGCGTCCTGGCAGCGATGGGAACAGAACACCCAGTCGATGGGATAGCGCCGGGGGTTGCCGGTGCCATACCGGTTGTCGGTATGGCCGTACCCCCGGGCCTGTCGTGAGCAGACCCAGCATTTCATTCCCCCCTCACTGTGCCCAGGCCGGCTTGCCGGACACTGCGGAGCGCCCAATCGCTGCAGGTGAGACTGCGGGCGGGACTGCGGTTGGGCCCGTGGATGAATGTGCGGTCGGGGCTGCGGTTGGGGTCCCAGCCGTACGGTTGGGGATAAATCCAGTGCCACTCATCAAGGCTGTGTACTCGGGCTCACCCGGCTCCACCGCCATCTTGACCACGTTCTTCGATTCGCCGCGCCCATCCTTTTCTACATCGATGCGGGCAACGAACTCCAGCCCATCGAGTTCATGAAAGCCTTGGATGCGGCGAGCGGCGGCAGCCTGCGGGGTGTTGTCGTCTGGGCGGACATTGCGGGCCGAGTTCAAAGCGGCGCGCACGAAGGTGCGACCCATGTTGCCCCAGGTCGGACCCTTGGGGCTTTGCAGACCGATGTTGGACCACAGCTTGCGTTTTACAAATTCACCTTCGAGCACCACGAATTCAGCAGCCAGAAAGATGCTGCCGGTCTCAAAGCTCTGGGTGGCGTAGCCGCCCACCCAGCCTTGACTGGGGTCGTCGTAGCCACCGGGCTTCAGGGTCATGCGGACCTTGGCCACAGTGCCCTTGGGGATGAGGTCGAAGGATTGCTGCTGTTCAGCGTCGTTGAAATCGTTCCATGCGGACATGAGTTACTCCTGGTTGAATTGAGATTGGGGTTGGTTCGCCTGGGTGGCCGTGGCGCACTTGTCGATGAGCGCGCGCAGGTTGGGCGGCTCCTGCAGATCCAGCTGGCCGGATCGGTCCTTGGCGGGGTAGCCGTAGGGGTTGAGCGTGTGGGTGATGAAGGCGCGGTAAGACGTGCCGTCCTCGGCCTTGATTTCGGCCAGAGTCACCACCTCATCCACGATGCCGGGCAGCTCAGCGGCGGTCTTGGCACCCTCGATCTGCGGCACGAACACCTTGCGGTTGAAGTCATCGAGCTTCTCGTCGAGGATGGCGACGAACACGACATGCTTGCCACGGGCATGCTGCAGGTGAGTCAGTGCAGTGAGCATTTCCTGGCCCAAGAGACCGTAAGCACCCCGGGTGTCGGGCTTGCCGGTGCGCTCAGACATGGCCTGCGGCTGGACCTTGGCCCAGATGAGCGCCAGGCGGGCCAGCACCGTGATGCTGTCGACGAAATAGGTGTCGTACTTGGCCAGCTGGACTGGGTCACCGTAGCGCTCACACACATGGTCGAAGTGAGCCTGTGAGTACGGGGCGTCAGCAGGCAGTGCCGGGTTTGGGCCAGCCAGGAACACCACCAGGTCGCGGAACTCTGGCCAGGTTTGCGGCCGCAGGGTGTCGCCCTGCCAGTCACGCACCGCCAGATCACCAGCCTCAAGGTCGACGAACAGCGTTCGGTCCTCGGGCAGGGTTTTGAGTTGGGTGGTTTTGCCGATGCCAGACTTGCCCAGCAGCACCAGCTTGACACCGCTTTTTTCTGCCAGGCGGGTGGACGCGGAGATGATTGGAAGTGCCATCACACACCTCCTTCGTCACGGCTGAGCTCGAACGTGGCTTTGCCAGCGTCGACCGTGCGGGCGTCGGCAAACTGCTGCTGCAGTGCGGGCGGCCAGTTGGTGTACCGGGACTCCGGAACGGCCAGCTTCACGTCGAGGTAGCTCTCGACGGTTTCGCCTGATGCAACGATGCGCTCGGCGATGGCCTTGAGCTTCTTCTGGTCCCAGGACACCTTCTTGGGCAGCTCGTACTTCACATGCACGCCATCGACATTGAAGTGGGCAGTGCCGAAGTCGCGTGCAGAGTCATGCAGTGCTTCACGCCCCTGCTCGCCAAAGCGCTGTTCCAGGGCTGCATCCACTTTGGTGCGTGCACCCTTAAGCCAAGTGATGGCTTTGTCGATATTGGCGTCAACCTCGCAAAGTTGCTGGGTGGGCAGACTGGCCAGTTGGGCGATGGACATCTCGGCGATGTCGGCGGGGAAGATGGACAAATCGTTCATTGCCATTCCCCTCAAGCCAACGCACGTTCGGCGGTCGACTCGTGCAGCGCGCTGTACTCGAAGTCGAGGATGGCCTCCAGCGGATAGCTGACCCGCTTGGAGAGCTTGAGGTAACGAGGACCACGACCCTCGCTGCGCCAGCGCTGCAGCGTCTTGGGGCTGACACCCCAGCGCTGGGCCAGTTCGTTTTCGTTCAGGACCCGGCGGTCGCCGGGTGCCATGGTGTTGATCGCCGGGTAGGACGACCGGGGTTGGGGGCTTGCCGTAGCTGCCATGAGACTCTCCTTTGAGGCTGTTGAGGAACAGGTGTCATTGGAGATTTCGAGTGGCGAACTTACGAGGGAGCGATTGGCGAACTCAGCGGAAACTTCCAGTTCGCCAATGCGCCTCAAAATGCAAAACGGCGAGCACTCGGCTCGCCGCCTGGATGCAAATCGGTTGCATCTCGATACTGAAATCTGTCAGGTAAATGTCTTTGGTCGACCCGTTGTTGTCTATGAAGAATCTCAAGTCACAGTCAGGACTTGAGCGATTGCTTACCTTGATCGATCAGTTGGCAATGGGCGTAGTTGACGCCAAAATGGGCAACGTGCGCTGCCGTGACAGCTTGTAGTCAGTGTCGTTTGTGTGATCTGTCCAAGTCAATGCGATCAAGCGTAATTTCGGACCGACCGATGTCTTAAGCAACCGGACGGACTTGTTTGCCGAAACCTGCTGCAAAAGTTAAAATAATTACCGCAGCCTTTGTGGCGTGCCAATCAAACCCGGTAACTTACAAGGATCTTTATGCATGCAAATCGCGATTTGACGATTACGGCATCACATTCTGAAAACGCTCACACAGACGCTGAAGAGCTCAGGTTTTTGCTTAAGGCAACGAACCTCAGCCAACGTACTGCAGCGAAATATCTCAACGTTGACGAACGAACCATGCGAAGTTGGTGTGCTGGTGATGGCAAGCCACCAGCACCTGTCCTGAGGGCTCTTGAATTTCGAGCTGCCTATCCTGCGGGCCTCATGCGGATGATTGAATCAAATGAACGGACGATCAACGCTATCCAGGATGGTCGTATTACTGGACTTGGTGACGACCCTGATGCCAAGGTAAAGTGCTTGGAAGAACTTGAGAGACTGAAGAGGCTCAATGAGGAACATCGAGCCATGTTGCGCATGGACCGGGCGTTCCACCGTCGACAGGAAGTCATGCTGGGCATGAACGAACAGTGGCTACCTCGCGGTAGTGGCTTGCCGACAGACGATTCACTCAACGAGTTTGACGCTGCGGATGAGGAATTCCGTGCTGCCCAGGCAGAGTGTGACCGTATTGCCAAAGACATTCGCGCCGGGAAGCGCCGAGCCACTTTATGAAGCATTTCGTCCAATATCACAACACAGACAAAATTGGTTCTAGGCCAGCACGCGGTGCTGATGGGTTCTCAGTTTTTTCATCAAAGCACATCAGGCATTTGATTGGTCAACAAGTCTGGTTGATCAGTGGCGTCGGTGAAAAGCGCAAGAACTTTTATCTCGAATTCACGTTCACAGTTGATTACATTGAGCAGGGTAGTCCGAATTCTGCTCATGGTTCAAATGGTTTTTCTTTTGCCCCGCCAGTCTTGCTATCTGGTCTGGCTTGGTTTGAGGAATTCAAAAAGAGCCAACAAAATTTCAGTCTTGGTGTTCGAGAAATCGATCTCGCTACAGTCAAGCAATTGGAAAAATTGGTTAACGAGCTTGAAACTCCTGAGGATCGAGCTATCCGCCTAGCCTCAACAATCTCAGCCAGTCAATTTTTCGAGATTCTCAAGAACATTGAGCCTCATTTCACGCGATCACAAAAAGAAATGCTGCTCGGGCATGTAAATGCCCGCAGTCATGAAATTTCTATGGGACGCTTGGCTATGCTTGCTGGCTATAACGATTTCGAAACAGCCAATGTTCAATATGCAAGTGTTGGCTCTTTATTGGCAGAAGCATTAGGCATCGAAGGCTTGAGTCAAAAGACGCAGATGATTGGAACGACCAGTCGAAATCAGGATGACTCGGGTCATTCGCCATGGAAGATGCGACCTGCTTTAGTCGAAGCGCTTAAACAACTTTGGCCTACGACAGTTTTTCAAAAGCCAGAAGAATTTGTGGCGGCGGCAGAGATCGACGCTGATGCTGATGAAAGCGAATTGAGACCCACCCAGCGAGCCACATTAGTCCAAGCTCGCATTGGTCAAGGTGATTACCGAAAGAAGTTGTTGGATCTTTGGCAACGGCGCTGTGCTGTAACTGGTTGCGATATTGATCAAGTTTTGATTGCTTCACATGCCAAGCCATGGTCTAAGTGCTCAAACCAGGAGCGACTTGATCCATTCAATGGGCTCCTACTGACAGCCTCTGTTGACCGACTTTTCGATAGTGGCTTAATTTCTTTCACGGACGACGGAGTGATTCTGGTTAGCAATCAGCTGACTGAAGATCAATTACACGCCTTGGGTCTCTCCAAGGCAACACGACTGAGGCACATCTCCGACCGCCATAAGGCCTATCTCAAGGCACATCGCGAGCAAGTTTTCAGATCAGACGAGGGTGATTGATAAGTAGAGCAATAGAGCATTGAACACCGCCCCAACATGCTCAGCGACGGCTTACGACTCAGCCGTCAATCTGCTATGGCTCCAGCGTAAATTCTCTTGACACTCGAGCCATGCCTGATTCCAAAAAACTTTCTACCTGAGTAGCTGGTAACGAACCATCGGGTTATTTACGCCAATGATGACTTTTGGCCGATTACTACCCACTATTTCCAGGCACGCATCAAACCGAAAACCCAAACAACTTGCGCTGCTCCTGCCAGTCCCGGGGCAACGGGTCATGGCGACCACGCAGCGTCTGCAGGTTGAGGTGCCGAGGTTGCTGGCCATC